TCTATTTTTATTGTTTTTGCTTTAGCCATAAAATTATTTCATTTAGCGACCTTTTGTATTTTAACACATTTTGCGGAATAAAACAACTGCCTGCCGCTACGAATTATTCTTTGATTTTTATCCCCGCGTCTTCCGCTTCATTGTCCGGCGAAGTATTTTCTTCTTCACCCATAAATTGCATTAACGGGCTAAGCAGTTCAAGCGTTATAATCTCCACCGCCCTTGTCCGGCCTTTGCCCTCAATCGCATATTCAACCGGGTCGTCAAACTTTATTTCGTTAATGCTGTCAAGCGATAATATCAATTTCTTAATTTCTTCAACCAGTTCCAGCCCTTCGGGGCGTTTCATTATTATTTTTGCTAATTCTAAATTCATAATATATAAAATATGTCTTCTTGGGTTATTAAACAAAATTTCTTTCCGTCTTCCTCAAAATTATATTCTTCCGCCCAAGGGGTTTTAAACACGACTTTATCCCCTATATTGACATCCAAAGGAATCCGATATCCGTTTTCCCATTTTCCCTGACCGATTAATCTGATTGTTCCAGTTAAACTTTTAGGCCGTTTATTTTCGTCATCAGGCAGAATAATGCCGCTTTTGGTTTTCTTTACTTCGAGTTCTTTTTCCACTTCCACATAAATTTTATCGGATAATATTCTCATTTTGTTTCGTGTCCCAATTTACGCCTTTGCGCTCTGTTGCCTTCCGATAAGGCGACTGGTTTCGGTTCTGTCGGCTGTTCTGCCGGCATTACGGGCGCAACGGGAGTTGTTATAACCGCATCCATTGTTATTTCTCCCGTTTTCAAATTGATGCTATGGCCTTTGTTTTGCGGACAACCCAAAGCGGTAAGTTTCATACCGACAACCATGCGTTTCTTGGTTTCCAAAATATTAATCACTTCCTCAAGATTCTTGACATACATCTGGCCGTTAGTAAGCAAAGCCGTATTATCCTTGAGTTGCGCCAATTCCCAAATCTTCCACATCACCAGTTGGTTTAATTCCCGAACTTCCCGCAAATCTTCTGCCGATAATCTTTTATTTTTGTTGAATAAGTTGAACGCCATTTTCTTTTACTAATTTTAGAACTGTTTCGTAAACTTTTATTTTTTCGTCCAAACCCTGAATTTCAAGGTTTTTAAGCCTAAACTCCATCCTCTCTTTTGCCTCATTCACTTTTATCCCGATATCTTTGGTAAACTTCGTGTTATCCATGTTTAGCTTAATCAATTTGGCGAGTTCCTGGACTCTCTGGGTTTTTAGTTTTATTTGATTATCTAATTCACTCATAATCCCATATCCTTTAATTCTTCGTCTGCGACTTTTTTGTTATCGGCTTCCTGTTTTCTTCTTTCCCTTATTTCCGGGTCGATAATTTCTTTCCTCATTCTTTCAAACTCTTTCCTGATTTGTTTGGGTTTCATTTTAGGTTGCTATCGCCGGTTTAACTAATTGACCATTTACTCTTCTATAAATTCCTGTTGGCATACTTAAATTATATCATACTACGCCACTATTGGCGAGGGTTGTTTTGTGCTTTGAATTGGTTGTGGACTTGGTTGCTGTAATTGTGCTTTTGGAAAACTCGCTGGGTCAAACCCTTTTTCCTTAAGAATTTTATCCATAATAAAACTTCTACGAATTGGGTCTGCTTCCAGTCCAAGTATTGTTGTTAATGTTTGTAAATCTGAATCAATGTCCTGTTTCTCGCCGGTAATATCAACATAAACATTTTTCTTGAAATCGTCAAACATATCCTTAAAGTTTTTCATCAAGAGTTGCGGTCTTTTTTTAAGTTCCTCCATTTTTGAGGCCTTTAAGGTATCGGCTATTTCCTTGTTATGCGGCGGCAGATAAAGGGCATTCTTGAGATACCAATCATTGACAAATATCTCTCTTGCCCTATTTAACATTTCGGTGTCGCCCGACAGGTTTATGACATCCTGGAGTTTCAAGTCGTCAAGCATTCCCGGAATAAGCCATTCCTCGAACATTTCGGAAACAGGTATGGCGAATTTTTCCTGAAGGAAAGTGTAGAGTTTATTGGCATTGGCGTTTAACTGATTATAAGCGCCCAAAGGCGTTCCCGAAGGCAAGGCATTACCCATAACCACTTCCCTTGAATTGGCGATATCGTTGGCAAGTTCAAGCGTCCTGTTCCAATCGTTGGCAAGTTGGTCAAAGCCCTGAAGCCTGACTTCAACCTGCGCTAAATCGGCGCTCTTAATAATATCGCCGTTCCGCAATCCGATAAGGATATTTTGAACGACCAATTTGTCGCCGTGCCTGAATATGACCTTAGAAGCCCATTCCAGCCCCTTGGCTATCTGATTTCCTATTTGGTTGGTTCTCACTTGGCAATCAAAAAGCAATTCAATCAGTCCCTCCCTAAACCACCTGCCTTTGTAAGTTCCCCGATGATATTCCTTGTAAGGCATCTTGGAAATAGTATCGGCGAACAGAATATATTTAATCTCAACGCTTGAAGTGCTTTGGGCTTTTTGCCCGGCTACGATTACTTTCGCTAAAACATATTTGTTCTCATCGCCTTTTTCCACTTTTTCGTTTCTTTCTTCTTTCAGGTCTTTTAGGCAAACTTCGCCGTTTCTTTCGTAAATATCGTAATAAGGGGTGGTGGTTTCGGTTGCCGTAGTTTCAACCGAAGTGGAATACATATTTGACTTACATTCCGATAAAACTTCTTTAAGGTTCTTATATCCGGTCTTAGCCCTTAAATCCGATTGGGACATTTGGTGGCGTTCAATGACAGGTGTTTCGTTAAGGGTCTTGGCTGATTGATTGATGACATAAAAGTTCTTAAGGTCTACCCTTTCATATCCGCCTTTAACCTTTTTCCAAACCACATTCCCCCAGCCCGAACCTTCTTCAAGCGCCGAGTTGAGTTCTTCCGATTGCCCCGTCAGCCGCAACCAGAATTTCATTTTCAAGTTAGTGATAATAGTCAGAAGCCCGTCAATCACCCGGTCGGATTTCGCCCTGATATTCTTGGTGTCGAAATCAATGTTCTTCACTTCGGAACTCACCCTGGGAGAAATTATGTCATAAAAAAACTTATACTTTTTCTGTCCATCAACTTTTCCAGTAGGATAGATTCTATTGTCAAACTGGATTATTCGTTGAATTAATTTCGGTTGCGAGAACGAGTAATTATCGGAAATATTAACTTCCTTTGTAAAATAATCCGAAATCTCCTGTTGAATTTGCTGTTTTAATCCTGTATTTTGTTCTGCCATTTATTTCACTTCCTATTTTAACATAAAATCCGAAATAAAACAACTACTAAACTCTTTCCAACCTAATCTCTCTTATTTTTTTTAATGATTCAAAACTCTTAAAATTAGGAAAATCATATTCATTTACTCCTTTCTCAAGTGGGCAAGATATAGTAAATCCGTTTTTATGTTCTACCACAATCTTATGATTTCCTTTTACCGCTTGCCATTTAGCGGGAATAGAAATAACCCGCTTTTCAATAACTTTTACATTACCAAAATTAATTTCTTTCATAAATTTATACTCCCATATCTCTGACATCCGCTTCCTGGTCTTGGCGGACATCGAAATTATGTTGCTGTCTTTCTTGTTCAAAATCCTCGTTAGTCATCTTATCTTCGCTTATTGCCGTATATCTCAACATATCGCTTGGATGATTAGTCCAATCCTTAACTGCGTTATCTTTATATTTAAGTAAATCCTCGTCCCATTCTCGGCGATAATTAGTAATCCCATTCAAAAATTGATCACAAGGGCCTTCAGAAATATAAAGTCGGGGAAACATCAACCTCACTAATTGAATACCGTCCATTATTCCTATACTCGGCACGACTTCAAATTTCAAATGTAGTTCCTCAGCAGTTTGTAAAAGCATCTTGCCTGTGCTTAATTCCCTTTTCTTAATGTCAAATGGCGCAAAATTCAATCCATAAACATAATTGTATTTTTCCCTAAATTCTTGAAGCCTGGTGATATAATGCGGCAATCCCTCATTTTCATTCTGGTAATAATTAATAATCCTGATATCTGTTCCGGTTTTCTGCCAAAATCCGATACTCATTGCATCATCTATGCCTAAATCCCAAACTGTATGAACTTTCAACCGAGGATCGTAAGGAGTAAATCTTATTCTGCCCTCCCTTCTTGCTTGTAATACTTCTGCCGTATAATAAGCGCCTTTGATTATCGGATCGTCCCAACTGCCATCACGCCAAGCCTGTCTTAAGCCATCAGGCAAACCGTTAAGAAAAGAACGATACTGCGGGTCTTTGTCCAAAAAAGGATTATCTTGAAGCCCTGCCGGAATAAATACTCTTGATAAACCGGTTTGTGGGTCTATGGTTCTGACTGGTTCTTTGGGGATACCTACTAATCTAAATCTCTTTTTAACCCAAGCAAATCCCGGTCCGTCAGGATTAAATGTTGAAAATACTTGTGGCTTAATTTCGGGAATAGTTGAACGACATGAAGACACTAATTTTAGATAACTTTCTTCACTTGGTATTTGAGTTAATTCTTCAACCAACTCTTTCTGATATTCGTGTCCCTGATATTTTCCATAAGCATTTTCATCTTTTAAATGTCCTGTTCTTATAATCGCCCCGGAAGGAAAAACAAACTGTGCTGGTTTTCCCGTCATTACTGCTCCCAATGGCTCATAAATTCTTTTTGCCCTATCTGTCCAATCGTTTAAATCTTCAGCGTTCTTTCTAATTACCAATGCTCTATAAAGAGGATGTTCTTTGTCATATAAAAGCCAAACAATCCCAGCCGCTGTTTTTCCTCCACCGCGCCTTCCTCCATATCCAACTTCATAATCAGTTGCCGATAAAGCAAGTGTTTGCGGGCCACTATTTGGTTTCCACTCCATTTTTGGTTGGAAGATAAACTATTAAGGATTCACCTTTAGAAGTGATGTCTGTATCGGTTTTTTCGTGATAACCATGTTTTCCCAAAAGAAGCTTGGCGATTAAAGAATTGTAATTTCCCGCCAATGCCTCATCGATGACTCTATCGGCTTGAATTTGATTCACTCTCTCTAATATGTCGGAGAACTCAGGATGTTTTTTCGCCCATTCATAAAGAGTATCCCTGCTCACACTCAAATAAAGAGCCAATCCTTCCGCTTTCGGAAGTTTAATTTTTAATTTTTGGATATATCTTTCCCTGCCAGTTTTGTCATTTTTACTTTCCGTTATTTTTTCAAACTTATCAACACATGATTTAATGTATTTTTCCGCTTTATCTATTGTTTTTTTCCCCTTATAATCAGTTGGTCTTGCCATTGTTTTGCCATAATGCTCCAAAAGTTCGACTAATTACTAAAATCTCAATAGGTAAATTAAATCTCTTAATAACATCAATTATATTAGCATTAACTTTGGTAGTTAATAATATAGTTCTATTAAAAGGCATTTTTGCTTGTTCCGCTAAAATTATATAAGATAATAATTGAGATACAACTTTGGAATTTTCTGAAAATATTTGAATTGGATTTTTACATTCAATACCTATTCTTCTTCCATTATTTGTTTCAATAACTAAATCTATTCTTGGTAAGCCAATATATCCTCCTGTCAAAATATTGTGAGCTTTTAAACCAAAACGCCACTCCCTTTTATGAGATAAGTATCTTTCACCTAATAAACTTTCTACTGTTTCAATAATGTTTTTTTCAATAAAATCAACCAATTCTTTTTCAGAACAAAATTCTGATTTAGTTAATCTTTCTTGAAGTTGAACCAAGGTATATCCTCCCTCGCCTTGTCTTCCATGTTTTACTTTTTTTAGTGTTTGTCCTTCCATGTATCTTTTGTTTTAAAACATTCCCTGCACAATCGATATTCCACTTCCCCGTTCTTTTTACTTATAAATTCCTGATCTTTGCCTCCTGCCGGTTCTTTTCCGCACTTTTGGCATTTGTTGTCCATTTCGCTTTTTTAGCCCTTTTACCGCTTTTTCGTTAAAAACCCTTTACTACAATCAATTTTAAGCCCTGTTAAAAATTATCCGCGATGTAGATATCAGCTTTTGCCTATCGCTTTTTTAATTCCCTTTCTTAAAAGCATAAGCGATATCTATTTTGTCAAAAACCAATTCTTCTTTTTTAAGTTCTTCGGCTATCTTTCTTATCATAGCACGAAATCGGGGAAAACACAAGAGGATATTAACCAATAACTTAACCCTTTTCCACTTAAACGCGGAAGACTCATTTTCCATTCCGATGCCGATATCCAACAACCTGTTAATCTCTTTTCTGGGGTGCTTGAGCATTTGCTCCTTGTCATAAAACCCCATAATATACTGCCACCTGTGCCTGTAAGCGGTGTCCCATTGGATTATCATAGCCGCGTTATTGGCCCAGTATTCGTTGTTTACGAGCAACATCACTATCCGGTAAACCTCCCTGGCGCACCGGACATAAAGGTTCGGCTTCAAGTAATATCTTCTCAAAGCCACATTGCCCAATTCGTCAGTTTCCCTGATAGTCCGCTTTATAAAAAAGAACTCCAAAGGGTTTTTGAATCTCGCCAGATAAGTAAGTATCATTCTCTTGAAAATAGCCACATTATCGGTAGCCGGGGGAAAAGAAACGCCCTTAAACGGATAAATTGTTTTCGGGCCGAAATACAGAATGCCTCCTTCGGGCGGAAACTCAAACCGGCATTCTTTCTCGATAGGCTCCAAATCCGCCGCCTTATCCCAGCCGTAAGTGGCGTGGTATTCGTCCAAAAAGATTTCAGGCGGAGGAAGAAAAATCTTATATTTGCTTTGATACATTATTCCGAAATAACATTTACGGTTGATGAACCGAACTCTGGACTATAAAAAGTTATCGTATGAGTTCCCGGCGATTTTATGTTATACCTAAAAAGCGATAACAAGACAGTATTCGTTCTTTCACCGTCAACCACCGGACAACCACCAATTCGTTTATCAAGAGTAATCCAACACTTATAAATCCCTCCTTCGCCAAATTCATTTCCAGTTTT